GGATCGGGTTGATCTTGATCTTGTTAACCATTTCCCAATAGTCAGGCCGGTGTGGCGCATTCAATGGCTTGATGAACCGATCACCTTTCTTTTGGTTACAAGGAAAACATGCAGACACAACGTTTGTCCACGTAGTCTTACCACCTTTAGCTTTAGGGGTAACGTGATCTACCGTTAGTTCGCCGGAAGGAAACGTGTTACCGCAATACTGACAAGTGTACAGATCACGCAACCACATGTTGCGCTTGCTGAAACGTACAGCCTTCTCAAAATTAAAGTACTGCTTTGTTACCACTACAGAAGGCACACGCCATTCATCATGGGCAGAGTGAACCACCCAATCATCATAATAATGCACAACGCTAACGTTGTCTGTGTAAACAAGCTTCACGCTGTCCGTCCATGGAATGACAGAAAGCGGAACCAAGGTCAATGGTGCCATACTCGCATTAAGCACGAGAGTATCACTCATAATACTATCCTTACATAATATACTACTATAACTATAACATATTTAGCCATGAAGTCAAGAGATTTTCCTAAATATCAGTATGATCATTGGTAAAACTACAAAAAGACTCACATTATTGCAAGTCTATTATTACATACCAGATTACACGTCGCTTTTAAACGAGTTCACGTGGCAATATTATGATCATCATCCGAAGTTTCCAAGAACTCATAAATTCTTGAACCACTGGCATGACAATATAGATGCTGTGATAGCGGAAATCCTGATGAGCCATTCTGGTATCGATGGAACCACCAGATCAGTTACAGAGATTTTTAAGGTATAACATGAGTGTTTCATTAGACGGCGTTTTAATCAAGAAAGCGAACCAAAAACAACATTACGCAAGACAAGAGATGATGGAGTTTGCCAGATGCGCTGATCCTATCAATGGACCCCATTACTTCATGGATAACTATTTTCCTATTCAGCATCCGACCAAAGGTAAAATCCAATACAAACCGTTTGATTTCCAGAAACGACTAATCGATACATATCATGCCAATCGTTTCAGTATCAGTATGCTACCCCGCCAGTGCGGTAAGACAACAACAGCGGCAGGATATCTGCTATGGTATGCGATGTTCAAACCGGACAGTCTCATTATTGTAGCTGCACACAAATTCAGTGGCGCGTTGGAAATCATGCAGCGTATTCGATATGCATATGAATTGTGTCCCGATCATATTCGTGCTGGTGCATCATCGTATGCAAAAGGTTCTATTGAATTTGACAACGGCTCCCGTATCATGTCAGAAGCTACCACCGAAACCACAGCACGTGGTAAAGCGGTAACCCTGATCTATCTGGATGAGTTTGCGTACGTAAGACCGTCCGTGGCATCAGAATTCTGGACCAGTATTTCACCTACGCTATCAACAGGTGGTTCTTGTATTATCACTTCAACACCGAACAGTGACGAAGATCAATTTGCTATGATCTGGCGTGATGCGAACAAGACTATCAATGAGTATGGCGATCCCAACATGAAAGAGGATAATTTCGGTAACGATACGTTATTGGGAAAGAATGATTTCAAACCGTGTACCGCAGCATGGAATGAGCATCCGGATCGCGATGAGAAATGGGCTAAAGAAGAACAGGGCCGTATTGGCGAAGAACGTTTCCGTCGAGAATTCGGTTGTGAGTTCATCATCAATGATGAAACCCTGATCGATAGTCTGAAATTGACAAATCTCTATGGGCTGGACCCGCTGTTTAAGCATGGCCAAGTCAGATGGTACAAAACCCCCGACAAAACAATGACCCACACTATCGCATTAGACCCAAGCTTGGGCACAGGTGGTGATCCAGCAGCAATCCAGATATTTGAGATGCCCAGCATGGAACAAGTCGGCGAATGGCAACATAATAAGACACCAATCCAGAAACAAGTTAAAATTCTTGCTGAAATCACAAAATATCTTGTGGAGGACATCGGTGTCGAGAATGAGGACATATACTACAGCGTGGAGAACAACTCAGTGGGCGAAGCCGCATTGGTTGCAATCAGTGAGATCGGCGAAGAAAACATCCACGGTATATTTCTTAGTGAACCGAAGAAAAAAGGCCAAGTCAAGGCGCATCGTAAAGGGTTCACCACCACCAACAAGAATAAGTTGGCTACGTGCGCTAAAATGAAGCAACTGATCGAAACAGATCGATTGACGATCAAATCCAAGAATTTAGTGAGTGAATTCAAGACGTTCGTCGCATTGGGCAACAGCTTTGAAGCAAAAATCGGTGAAACCGACGATTTGGTGATGTCCACGTTGCTGATTGTGCGCATGGCTAATGTATTGAAAGAGTACAAACCTGATGTGAACAGAGCGTACACCGATAGGACAGATGATTACGAAGCACCAATGCCATTCATTCTCGTGTAATGGTGTAATCACATAAATACATTATGAACGAAATAGAACATATCTCAGAACGCCTGTATGAAAAGCTTCGTAATAGGTTTGAAAAGCTCACCATAGCTGACGAAAATGGCATGATGATGGAAGAACCAGCAGAAGCCGTGTTCTTTACGTTTCAATACGATGTACCGGATAGCAATCTACAAGCTAACGTGAGCATCAGTATTGCTGAGAAGGATTCCCTGAAGGTGTTTTACAACGACACCATCACAGATGAAGTCCACGGCGCGGATAAACGTAAATGGTACGATTTCCTGCGAGAATTGCGCCAGTTTGCCAAGCGCAACACAATGACTTTTGACCCACATAACATCACTAGACCTAACATGACAGTTAAGGATTTCCAACATTTAGTACATAACAATTCATCGGAGGACACCATGTCTGCAGAGATTAACGAAGCCCAATTGGGCAAAGCTACCGGAAGCTCCAAGAGTAGCTACCAGAAATTAGGTGACGCACGAATAGTGGCCAGACATAAAGGTAGAATTAACGCTGAAAGTCGCGGTGCACGTTCCCGTAACATTTCTTCGTTGTTTATCGAAAATTCTTCCGGCGAACGCTTCAAGCTTCCTTTCGAGAACATGACCGGCGCACGAGCAATGGTTCGTCACGTATCAAATGGTGGTATGATTTCCGATGATCTCGGTTCCCACATTTGTGAGATGGTCAAGGAGATGAGCGAACTTCGTAATTTCATGAAATCTTGCCGTGGCACACAACACATGGACGAAGATGCAGAAAACATCATGGGGAATATCACCGACCGTTACGCTGGTGTAAAGCGTACTTTGGAATCACTCAAAGGGCAACGTGGATATTCTACGTTTGCAGAAACATATCAGCCAACCGAGCATCAAGAATTGGGCGAAGACGATGTTAACAATCTTCGTGAGAAATTCACACGTCACACTTTTGATGAGAATCTAGAAGGTATGCTGGAAACAATCGCAGGCAGCTTGGCCAAAATGGTCAAAGAAGCAGGCGCTGACCCAGAAGAAGATGAAGCCGAAGGTTTGCGTTTCGTTAAGAACCAACCCAAAGACATCGCGAAAAACAACCAGTCACGTCAATCAGGCCGTGCAGAACTAAAGCAACTCGCTGGTAACAGCGGACAAGAGCTTCAGCTTCGCCCTAATCCTGAAGAAGACGCAGACATCCGGTCACAAGTAGAATTCGCAAAATCCAAACAAGGCCCAGATGTAGTTCGCGGAGTGGTAGCAAGAATTATTGACTCAATCGCTAAACGCGCAACTGACGATGGTATCTCATTGGCTATCTCCGATTTGGATGTAGACAATCCAGAAGATTATCGTATCGCATCCGCACTGTCTGCAAAATTCATGAAGAACCAAGTTCAACATGTTGGAGAACATAAAGAAGTTCGCGAACATGAAGTAACACAATTCGATCATTCATTGGATCATCTAGCAGAAGGCACATGGGAATTACCACGTAAGCCAATGCAAATGCATCTACTGGCAGACCTGATGAGTGAAGAACTACCAGTTGGTCTGGACGCAACAAATGCAACAGGTGAGTTGAACGGTATCATCGGCGACGATGAGTTGTTTGATGATCTAGGTGAATTATTCGATGACAAAGGCGCTGATGCAGATGCCCGTAATGTTATCTGGAAGCATTTACATCGTTTTGTATCTCACGAAGATATGGTCGCTCACGGAATCCCTGCAACAGCAGACGATGCCGAAACAGAGCGCGATGAAGCTTTCAACAAGCAAACTGATGATAGTTCACTTGAGCCAGAATTCGGTGATGATACCTTTGGCGACGAAGATGAATTCTCCCAAATCGATCATGAATATGATGACGACACCGGAATGGACGCAGTAGATGATTTCGAACCAGAAAAAGAAGTGTTCGATGACATCGCATTCGATCTAGGCGAATCAACAGAAAGTACACAAGATGCCCCAATGGACCACTTACGAAAACTATCTGGACTCTAAGAAAGATAACCCTGATCATAAAGCATTTGATCCTTATGTTCCGTATGACCTCAACGACATCGCGCAGCCTGATGCCGATTCTGTCCCACGTCAACGGCCATCAAATACCATTGAGCTTAATCCAAATTATATCGATGACAATGGCGATGCTGACCTTGCGTACCTTAAGCGCCAAGTAGCACAAATCCGCACCCAAGAAAGATGGGCGCAAACAGGCGCAACCGGATTTTGGCCGGGCGATATGGACATCAGAAACGCCCTAAACCCAAGGTCTTTGGCCGCACGGGAAGCCCGTAAAAATAGATGAATTAAAAACTTGACTTCGTTCTAGCAAAAGGCGCATACTTAATAAATTAGGTATGCGTTTTTGTTTGTAGCGGCCTCAGAAAAATAAAAGTTTTTGATGAGAAAGTATAAATACATACAGCGGCACTTGAGGAATCGGGTGACGTTTTAGGCAAAACTAATAGGCAAAATAATAGGCACATTAACAAGGGAAAACTAAAATGGCAAAACTATCAGGCAAAGAGATACGAGCACGACTAAACGAAAAGAAGGCACAGCGCAATGGCGGTGGCTTCAAAAAGACCGCAAACGCAGTATACCCATTCTGGGATATTGAAAACGGCGACCAAACCACATTACGACTACTACCAGATGGTAACAAAGACGCGGAAAACCCGTGGGCTGAACGCTTGATGATCAAGCTACCATTCAAAGGTATCAAGGGTAAACCTGAAACCGCTGGTAAAGAAATCATCGTATCGGTCCCATGCATGCATATGTATGGCGAGAAATGTCCAATCATTGATGAAGTGAAGACATGGTATGACGACGAGACTATGACGGAAACCGCAAACGTCTATTGGAAGAAGCGTACTTACATCTTCCAAGGATTTGTTCGGGATGATCCCATGAACCTTCCGGTTCCTGAGAATCCAATCCGTAGGTTCATCATGGGTCCACAAGTGTACCAAATGTTTGAGCAGGGTCTCTGCGACGAAGAGTACTATCCAGATGATTCCGATCAACTACCATCTGACGAAAAAGGTGGCCGTGATTTCATCGTCAAGAAAACTCAAAAGCCGGGAAGCCAGTATGCAGATTATACCGGTTCACGTTTGGCAATCCGCGAATCTGATTTGACGGATGAAGAACTTGATGCGATTGAAACTCATGGATTGAGCAATCTGGAAGATTTCTTCCCTAAGATGCCAACACCAGAGGTTCAAAAGGTCATCTATCAAATGTTCGATGCATCAATCGATGGTGAAGAATATGATCCCGAGAAGTGGGCTACATATTATCGTCCATACGGAGTTGATAATCCAAACTACGCTACTAATACTGATGAATCTGCGCCAGAAGTGGTAAAGAAAACTCCAGCACCGACTCCAGAGCCAGAGGTTAAGGAAGAAGTTGCAGAAGTTGAAGTTGTTGAGGAAGAAAGTGCACCGGCGGGAACTAACTCCAACCGCGCACAATCACTACTTGACAAAATCAGAAGTCGTCCCGACGAATAGACGAACGACTTTAGAGCGATCTGGTCCAAACGGATACTGGTGGGGAAACTGAAATATATGTAGCCAGCCCACCACTTTTCAACTATCAAGGAGTATAATATGGCGAAACCATACAACCCATCAAAACTAATCAAAGGAATGTCCAAGGGCATTAAAGAACTCAACAGCGGCTTCAATGATCCAACAGATTGGATTTCAACCGGCAACTATACATTAAATTATCTATTGAGTGCCGACTTCGATAAAGGCGTTCCAATGGGCAAAGTGACATGCTTTGCTGGAGCATCCGGATCAGGCAAATCATACATTTGTTCTGGTAATCTAGTCAAAGCAGCACAGGACAAAGGGTACTTTGTCATCCTCGTTGACTCGGAAAATGCACTGGACGAAAAATGGCTACAAGACGTTGGTGTTGATACAGACCCAAGCAGACTTGTTAAATTCTCAGACGATGAAATCAACAAGGTAACAAAACTTCTTGCGAATTTCTTCAACGAATACAAAGATACCCCCGAAGCTGACCGACCAAAGATTCTCTTTGTAATCGATAGTCTCGGCAACCTCCAATCACAAGCACAAATTGACCAATTCGCAAAAGGCGAACTGAAGGGTGACTTTGGCCACAAAGCTAAAGCTCTGAAGTCTATGGTAATTGGTTCCGTGAACAAGATCGGTAACCTGAACGTAGGATTGGTCGTAACAAACCACTCGTATGAGTCTCAAAACATGTTCGATCCAGATGACAAGATTTCTGGCGGACAAGGTTTCATCTATGCATCTAGTATGGTTGTGGCTATGGGTAAAAACAAACTCAAAGAAGACGAAGAAGGTGAAAAGACCAAAACCGTACAAGGTATCAAGGCGGTTTGTAAGATCATGAAGACACGGTATTCGAAGCCGTTCGAAGAAGTGAAAATCAGCATTCCATATGGTACGGGCATGGACCCATACAGTGGATTGTTCGAAATGCTTGAAGATCGCGACTTGGCACCAAGAACCGGCAACAGTTATATCTACACCTTGCTCGACGGTACAGAGTTAAAGTATACCAAAAAGAAGTACAAGGCGAATGCCGATGGTGTGCTCGACCTAGTGATGAAAGACATCATGGCTCGTGACAGTATCATTCCGGCATCTGCCACAACAGGCGAAAGAGATGAACACGTCGAATTGTCTGATGATGAATTACGAGAACTAGAAGGTGAGATTGCAGAATTCAATGAGGAAGGCAATAATGAGTGATTATTTACCAGAAATGTGGAGCACAGTCAAAGAGTACGTGTCCACCAAAGACCGTCAAACGGCAGCAGATCATATCGTTGCGCATCTAGTTGACATGGGCATTGACGACGAGGAACTAACTGATCTTCGTGAAGTCGATACATACATGGAAAACGCAGTGTCGGAACATGTCGGCGAAGAAGAAGAATTCTTCGAAGAAGATGGTGAATACGAATAATGTCATCATCATGGTACCGTCAAGTTACTCAGAATCTGGATTTACTTCCAGATTTCTTGGCTTTCTATGAAAAAGAAATCGAGGAATCAACTGACGAAACGGTAGCGAGAGGTATTCTGACACAGCAATGTGCCATGATACCCGGAACATCGGAATACAGAATGGGGCAGCTTAAAGACATAGAAGCTGTCCTACAATTCCTCGAACTGAAGGTAAAGCAACTCCGCAGTGAGTGTTACGTCAAATTCAGTGAACACTACAACAAAGAATTAGCCAACCCAGCAATCCTGAAATACATCGATGGTGATGCTGATGTGGTTGCTCATGAACTTCTATGTATCGAAGTAGCCAGAGTTAGTGGATTATATCAGGCACGTCTGACAGGGTTAGAGCGCAAACACTATCAAGTAGGCAATGTTGCAAAACTGCAAACGGCAGGTATGCAAGATGTGTACATAGACATTGAGTGACATCAAACAAAAAACCCAAGACTTATTGATCAAGTGGGATGAAGATTGCAAACATCATAACCTCAAGAATTTAACGACCAAGCCGATGGTAACTCTTAGTATGCTAAAAGGTACCGTCGCCAAACAAGTGATCGCATGTTTTAATGCGTATTGGGCATATGACAAACGACCCACTCCCGATCACGAAAGCAAACTACTGATCGAATACGAAAAGACTTCAACCATCATAAACGAATTCGACCAGTATTTGACTATGGGCAGATTACACGGCCCACGAAAGCGAGATTAATCAGCTACTAGCTTATTGCGCATATTCCATTTCCAGTTTAGATTTCTTGTACTGGCGTTCTGCTTCTTTCTTAGCAGCCGCCCGTTGTTCCATCATTGAACTAGCAACGTCTCGTGCAAGCCCCAAGCTATATCCATCGAACCTAGGATCATAGTGGGGATTGCTCCCGAACTTGGTACGTTTCTGAGATGAATTATCACCCTTTTCACGATAAGTGTAATTGAACATCTTTCTGGTACCCTTGATCCGCCTGATCTCCGTGGAGAGTGAAGCGTACTTCTCTTTCCATTCTGCGGTCCATGCGAGGTATTCTTCTTTAGTGGTAAAGTTTAGTTTAGTCATTGTCCGTCTCCTTTGTTTTGGACATAAAAAAACGGACAGACTCCGAGTGGAGTCTATCCGTTAACAATCCAGACGCATCATTGCCTCTGGAAATCTCTTGAAATGTGTATGTAGTAATCTACGTCATTTGTTTTCTTTCGTGGCTTTCGCCGTTGTTGGCGCTTCGCACCGGATTTGAACCGGCAACCTAGGCTTTTAGAGGGCCTTGCTCGACCGTTGAGCTTCCGAAGCATTAAATCTTCCTGTAGTATATGGTATTTATCTCAGAGTGTCAACAACTAATTTCTTTTTGTAAAACACTTGACGAATACCCGATTTGTGGTAAGATCAAAGAGTAGAAAGAAACAAACAACAGGAGAGACCAGATGAACATCGAATTGAACACCGAACAGTTACAAGACGTTTTGGGCGCACTCATGGTTCGTGAAACCGACCTGTTTGGCCTTAACAGTCGCCAGTGGATGGACCCTGAATATCAGAAGGCCATTAAACTGGTTCAGTCCAGCATCGCAGTCGTCAGAACCGTCCTGAAAAATGAGGGGAAGTAACATGAAGCAATTTATTTGGGGTGAGCCGGGAATGGGTAAAGCTACCTTTCGCTCACAAAAGAACGAAGCCGAACTGACCGCATACTTCGATGGCGAGACGGACGCCAATGAGGACAAGCCCTACGAGAACCCTTATTTCGATGTACCGGTACTCGCCGCAGGATACGAGCGCGGCTATAACGAAGGCATGGAAGCAAACGCCGACTTTGCTGAACAGCAAGGCTCGGACAATGATGCAGGAGATTGGACATGATTGACATTGTTAACAGCCTCATATTTGTACTCGCT